TTGAAGGTTTGTTCGGTCCGATAGAAAAAGTTGTAGATACAAGCACTCTCATAGATGATAAGAACTTGGCTGATCTCAAGATTAAGATACTTGTACTGAGTCACCCAAAAGAACTACGCAAAGATGTGCTTGATGGTGATTATCAGAACGAACTCGAGGCAATCGTAACTAGCGATGCGCGAAACAAGTTTATCAAAAACCTTGCGCTGTCACTCAAAGGTAATACACTGATTCTTTATGCGCTGGTTGAAAAACACGGCAAGCAGCTATTTGAAATCATAAATGATGCGACAGAGCAAAATGTATTTTTCGTTTCGGGTGGTGTCGAAGCGCAAGAGAGGGAACGTGTTCGACAGATAGTTGAGCAATCAGATAACAGCATAATTGTTGCCTCATACGGAACCTTTTCGACTGGTATAAATATAAGGAATCTTCATAATGTCATTTTTGCGAGTCCTACAAAAAGTAGGATCAGAACGCTACAGTCTATCGGGAGAGGTTTGAGA